CACCTGAAGCAGCACCTGAAGGAGATATTCCACCACCTGAAGCAGCACCTGAAGGAGATATTCCACCACCAGTTGAAGATGATATGGATGATCTACCTGAGGACATGCCTGAAGACGATGATGATGAAAAAGAAATACCAGCATTAAAGTCAATACAAAGATTAACTGGAAAGTTAAGTCAAAAAATTAGAGCGTTTGATAAAGAAAAGGGGTTAGATTCACAAGACATAAAATATGTTATGAATTCTATTATTTCCGCAATGGATTTAGATAATTTAGACGAAGACGATAAAGATGATATATTATCTAAGTTTGATGATGAAGATGATTATGGTGACGACGAGTATGGTGATTTAAATATATCTAACGATGATGAGGATTTATCTGGTGAAGAACTTGAAGATCCTGAGTTAGGTGGAGAAGATGTTGAATCTCCCGAGTTAGGTGGAGAAGAAGTTAATCCAGTTGAAGAACCTAAAGAAGGGTACCAAAACATGATGGACTCAATATTTTCAGAATCTAGAGTTGAAAATGTTTTATCTAATTACTTTAATATTACTCCAAGTGAGAAATTAATTTTAGATAAAAAAAGAAAAAAAACATATATTAATGAAAAATTAAATAATGTTAAACAAAAAAAAGAAATTATAATTATGAGTGAAACCATTAACCAACGGGTTAGTGCTAATAAAATTTTGAATGAGTATGAAAACTCAAAATTAGTTGGAAAAACAAATAAAAATAATTTAATATTTTTAATTAACGGAGAACAAGTTAAAGTAACACCAAGCGGTAGAATTTTATGATTTTAGTTTTTATAAATGAATTAGGTCCTAATTTTAAAGGTCATAATATATATGAGTTTATATTTTCTGATTTTGATGATGTTTATGGAGATAATTGGGATAGTGAACCAGCAAATAGTAACCCATCACCACCATTAGTTGAATTTATTAAAAAGGTTGGTGTTTTAAAACACTCTAAAATTGAGTTTGAACTAATACAAAATTCAGATTTTTTTAGTATGTATGACTCTATTGATGGAATAATATCTTTAGGTTGGGAAAAACCTGAAACACATGAAGGTAAAAGATTAGTGTTTAGTTACGGTGAAACACTTGAATCGGTTGAAAATAAATTATACGAAAAAGATATCGTATTAAAATGGGAAAAAAACTTAGTACAAGATGAAACATATGAATCCTAAATTAACAAGACTTCTTTTTGAAGGGTTTTCTATTAACACATTAGAAAATTTAAATAATGATCAATTAACCGTTTTATATGAGAGAGTTAAAAAATCAAAAAAAGAAACTAAAGAAGAAACAACGACAACTGTAAAAAAATATAACTTAGGTGATAAAGGTGATAAAGATAAATTTTTAGATGCGACTAAAACCGTTGTTGATAAAAATAAAGTTAATTTTGATCCAGAAAGTGATACGGCAACAGTTGGTGAAAGGGAAATGACAGAAAAGTCTAATTATAGAAAAAATACAAAAGGAACTAAATTAAAATCTATTACACCTAAAAAAAATACAAGATTACCTATATATGGTGGTAAATACGATAATAGAAAAGATTCTGTTAGTTTAGAAGAAAACATTTTAAATTTAATTCAAAAACACATGCCACCACATTTAACAAAAAGTGAGTTACTGTCAGCGATTAAAAGAAAAAAATAAAAATGAATGTCGTTATCAAAAGAACAAGTATTATTAGAATACGCTAAGTGTTATAACGATACACCATACGCACTTAAAACCTACCTACAAACTTACGATAACACTCAATCTAAGTACGTCCCATTAGAATTATTTAATGATCAAATAAGTTTAGTTAAAGATTACGATACGTCTGAAGAAAATATTGCGTTAAAATACCGACAAGCTGGAGTATCTACAGTTACATCCGCTTGGGCGTCAAAACGATTAGTCTTTGCAAGAAAAGAAAAACCAGAAAAAATTCTAATAATCGCAAACAAAATGGATACTGCGGTTGAAATGGCAAATAAAGTTAGGGCGTTTGTTGACCAATGGCCAAGTTGGTTGGGTGTTACATTTTCTATTGAAAAAAACTCACAGAGACATTTTAAATTAACAAATGGTTGTGAAGTAAAGGCTGTGGCAACATCAAAGGATGCTTTAAGAGGATATACGCCAACAATACTTATTTTTGATGAGGCGGCTTATATAAATGCTGATGAAGATTTTTGGTCAGCTTGTATGGCCTCACTATCAACAGGTGGAAAAGTTATAGTAATATCAACACCTAACGGATTTGACCCAATATATTACAGTATATATACCCAAGCAATAAAAGGTATGAATGATTTTACAATAACTGAAATGTATTGGTATAGGGATCCTAGATACTCTAAAGATTTAAAATTAATTAAGTGTGATGATATTATTCATTATATGTTAAATCGTAATGACTATAACGATAATGAAATAATAATTGATTACTCGGATATAAAAATTAACGATAGAAACTTAATTGAAATTAAAGAAAAGTTAGAAAACGGATATAAGGCCTATAGTTCTTGGTTTGAGTCTATGTCAAAAAAATTAAAATTTGATAAAAGAAAAATATCACAAGAATTAGAATGTAATTTTTTGGGTTCTGGAGATAGTGTAATTCCTCCAGAAACAATGAAAAAAATAAAAAATAAACATATTGAAGAACCTATAAATAAATTTATGGGCGGGGCAATTTGGCAATGGAAAGAACCAATAGTTGGTCATAAATATATTATGGGTGTTGATGTTTCTAGAGGGGATAGTGAAGATTTTAGTACACTATCTATTATTGACTTCGATAGTAGAGAACAGGTTTTAGAATATTTAGGTAAAGTTCCTCCAGATATATTAGCTGAAATAGCTTTTAAATGGGGAACAATGTATGAGTCATTTATTGTTATTGACATAACTGGAGGTATGGGGGTTTCTACTTCTAGAAAACTTCAAGAATTGGGGTATAAAAATCTTTATGTTGACGGAATAAATCCTGCGGATAAATGGAAATGGGATCCTAAAATGCAAGATAAAATTCCTGGAATTAATTTTAATTCTAAACGAGTTTTAATAATACAAGCTCTTGAGGAGGCGTTAAGGTTTGACTTCTCTTTAAAGTCACAAAGACTATTTAACGAATTAAATACGTTTGTTTATGTTAGTGGTAGACCTGACCACCAAAAAGGTCAACATGATGATTTAATAATGGCATTTGCTATGGCAATATATGTTGGTGAATCGTCATTTGCTCAATTAGAAAAAGTTACGGAACAAACAAAAGCTATGTTAGATTCTTGGACAACAGAAAAAACAGAATATAAAGATTCATCAGCAAACTATAACCCAAATATTCCATCAAATATTGATAATCATTTTTATCTTGGTAAAAATGATGCTACTAAAAGTGATTATCAAAAATATTTATGGTTATTTGGAAATAAAAGGGTTTAATTTAAACTCTATATAACTATTTTTTAAATAAAAAAACTATGGCACAAGAAAAATTAACCATTTGGCAAAGATTAGGTAAAGCGTTTGGCCCTAACTCGCAATTAGACCAACAATCACCAGTATTTAAATTTGATAAAAAAGAATTATTAAAAACAACCGATAAGGCAGAATACGAAAAAGAAAAACTACAAGCTCAACAAACAGTATATATTGGAAAACAATGGCAAAAAGTAGAAAGTAATTTATACCAACAAGCAGTTTTTTATGAGCCAACAAGGTTAGCATCATATTATGATTATGAGAGTATGGAGTACACACCAGAGATATCCGCAGCTCTTGATATATATGCTGAAGAATCTACCACAGCAGATCAAGATGGACAGATATTACAAATATATTCTGAATCAAAAAGAATTAAATCAGTATTATTTGATTTGTTTACAAATAAATTGGATATAAATACAAATTTACCAATGTGGACAAGAAACACCTGTAAGTATGGTGATAATTTTATTTATTTAAAATTAGACCCATCAAAAGGAATTGTCGGTTGCCAACAGATGCCAAATATTCAAATTGAAAGATTAGAAAAAGGTATGAAATTTCATCCTGATAAATATTCCCAAGAAGTTGAAAACGATGCCTTAAAGTTTACATGGAAAGAAAAAAATATGGAGTTTAATACTTGGGAAGTAGGTCATTTTAGAATATTAGGTGATGATAGAAAATTACCGTATGGTACTTCTATGTTAGAAAAGGCTAGACGTATATGGAAACAACTACTACTTTGTGAGGATGCTATGTTAATATACCGAGTTTCAAGAGCACCTGAAAGAAGAGTTTTTAAAGTTTTTGTTGGTAATATGGACGATAAAGATGTCGATCCTTACGTACAAAGAGTTGCTAATAAATTTAAAAGAGATCAGATATCTGATCCTGCAACAGGAAATGTAGATATGAGATATAATCAAATGGCCGTAGATCAAGATTATTTTATTCCCGTTAGAGATACCACGGCAACTAGTCCAATAGAAACATTGGCTGGTGCCACCAACCTATCTGAAATTGCTGACATTGAATACATTCAAAAAAAATTAGTTACAGCGTTAAGAATACCAAAAGCGTATTTAGGTTTTGAAGAGGCGGTTGGTGACGGTAAAAACTTATCCGTACTAGATATCAGATTTGCAAGAACAATAAATAGAATTCAAAAATCTATGATTTCAGAATTAAATAAAATTGCTATTGTTCAGTTATTTTTATTAGGTTTTGAGGATGAACTAACAAACTTTACATTAGGACTTAATAATCCATCAAAACAGTCCGATTTATTAGGTATTGAATTGTGGAAAGAAAAAATATTATTATATAAAGATGCGGTTTCAGAAATACCAAATAGTGTATCACCAGTATCTGCTTCTTGGGCTAAAAAACATATATTAGGGTTTTCCGACGAAGAAATTAGATTGGATTTACAACAACAAAGAATTGAAAGAGCGGTATCTGCCGAATTAACAAAAACCGCAGAGATTATTACAAATACTGGAATATTTGATAATATTGATAAATTATACGGTAAAAAAGATTCTGAACCAAAAGGTGAAGCTGGAGCTGATGCTGGTGGTGCCGGTGGTGACATGGGTGGAATGCCTGATATGGGTGGTGGATCTGAATCACCTCCACCTGAACCCCCTCCTGGTGGTGAAGTGACACCTGAAGGGTTTAATAAAAATGATTTAAATATATTACTAGAAGAAACACTATTTAATGGATCAAATTTTATGGATTTATCAAAAGGTAGAAATTCTTTATTAGAAATTGATGATAAATTGAAA